CTCGTGCACGTCGTACACCTTGCCCGGGCGGAAGGAAAAATTCGCGCCTGCCGTGCTGCTATGGAATCGAATACGCATGTTGTGCCCCTTCGTTTTTCTCTGAGCGCGTGCGAGGTGCGCAGAAAAAAAAGAAGGGCCCGCCCTGCTACGAGGAGGAGACAACCAGGGCGAGCCCTACTACTACCGAGGAAAAAAGCGAACTACGCTGCGGCTTGCGTCAGGTACTTGACGGGGTCTGTTCCCGCGTCGAGCATTTGCGAGTCCGTGCGGAAGAAGGCGTAGAAGCCCACTTGTCCGTTCGCGAGGTGAAGCTCGTTCGCCCGGACAATCAGCACGTCCTGCACGTCGCGAATAACGAACTTCTTGAACGCGCCGAAGGCAACGGACTTCGAGTTGATCGCGGGCACTGCCATGTGCTGATTGATCGCGTAGGGGTAGCCGAGAATCGTATTCGGCTCCTTGAACGCGACGCCCGAGAGCCACAGCGGTTGCCCCGTCGAATCGACGAGCTTTTTAATCAGCTTCAGCGCCGTGTCATGCAGTTGAAACCCGACTCCCGGCAGCGAGCGGTAGGCCGGGTCTACGCTGTGCTCAAGCTCGACGAGTTCGCCGAACGTGATTGCCGCAGCGAGCGCTCCCGTGCCGCCCGAGGACGCCGACGTAATGAAGCCCTTGGGCTCCGTCGTGCCAGCGCCTACCGTGTATTTTTTGTTGCTGCCGCGAGCGAAGCGCTCGGAAATGGCGTCGAGGATAAAGCCTTCGAGGTTCACGTCTTCGTCTTGCAGAAGCTCGAACGACGCGAGAACAAGCGTGCGGAACGTGAACGCGCCGAACGCAACCTCGCCGAAGGTCATATCGGTAGCGCCGCCGATTGCCGCGCCCTCGCCGATGATTAGCGCCTCGTTCTGCGCGTCGCTCACCGTGGGCCACGGCAGACGGTTGCCCTTCGCCGTGCGCAGAATGGTTGCCATGGGGCGAACTCCGCCGAAGGCAATCATGTTCTTTTCCAGTTGGTTCACGAAGCCCTGCGGAATCGCGTAGCCGCCCAGCGCGACGGCGGACGACTGCGCCCGCTTGTCCACGTCGTAAATCTCGCCGTGCACTGACATGCGGCGCGAGGAGAGCAGCGCCGCGTCGTCGGCTTCGAGTTGGAAGCCGCGCAGGTTGTCCCAGTAGGCGCGCTTGTAGCGCTCGGCTACTTCCGTTTTCTGCTCTGGGGAAAGCAGCGCGGGCAGGTGCCGCCCGACTTCGGTACGCCGCAGCGGGCGCGTCTGCTCGTCGTCGAGCTTGTCCTGCTTCTCCGCGCGCTCGATGCGCGTTCCGAGCGCTTCGATTTCGTTGTCGCGCGTGTCCCACTGCGTTTCGAGTTCCTTGATTCGCGCGCCGTCCTTCTCGCCCGAGATAGCCGCCAGCACTGCGCGGTTCTGCTCGACGAGCCCTGCCCGCTGCTCACGCAGCGTCTTTGCGAGACTTACATGCATGTTTTTCTCCTGAGTGGAAAAAGAAAAAGCCCGCACGCGGCGGGCTTCTGGTTTTGCGGCGAGCGCGCTTCGGCAGCGCACGCCGTGAAAGAAAGAGGTTCGGCTACTCGCCGCGCTCGCGGAGCTTCTGCCGCATGCGGCGCGCGACGGCGAGCCCGCGCGGAATGAGGAGCGCTGGCACTTGCTGCACTCGCTGCCCTGGTTGCAGTCCCCGACGCTCGACAATCTCGCGCGGCACGGCGCGCAGGCCCACGTCGGTTTGCACATAGGCCGGATAGGTGACGGGCGACACGTCGAACAATTCGACTTCGAGAATCTTTCGCTTGAGCGTGTCGCCTGTTTCGTCCCACTCCTCGCGCAGCACGCGGAAGGCGAAGGACATTTGCGACACGTCGCCGCGCTCGATGCTTACGAGCAGATCGCGGGCGTAGCTCGTGTCCGGGGGGTACGTCGTCGAGAGGAGCCCCTCGTCGTCCTCGGAGAGCTTCAGCGTGCCCGCGCGGTTGCGCCCGAGTATGTAGCTCGGCTCGTGATTGAACAGCGAGCGCACGTCGTCTTCGGCAATGGCGCGCTTAAACGCGCCCGGGGCGACGCTCTCGGCAAACCATCCTCCGATATCGGCATCCCGGTTGAAGATCGCCGCATGCCCGACGATAGTTCGCAGCTTTACGTCGTCCTCCGCCGCTCGCACTTCCATGCGGTCAACGGCGAAAGCGCGCCGCTCAATTTCTCTATTCGGGGTCATCGTCGAGTGCTCCTGTTTTCGGCTGTGCCTTCTTCCTGCGAACGCGCGCGCGCGCTGGCTCTGGCTCCTTCGGCTCGGCGAGCGGCGGCGCTGCGCTCGGAGTCGTCGCGGGCGCAGGCGTCGCGCCTACTCCCATGTTCAGAGGCGTAAGCAGCTTGTCCGCTCCCGGCTCGCCAGAGAGGGGCCAATCTTCCAAGTCGCGCGCTTCCTCGCGCGTGAGGAAGGGCCCGCCCGTCGCGTGCATGAGCGCTTCGACTCGCGACTTGAAGTCGCCGCGTTCGAGCCCGGAGAGGTTGAACTTTGCATAGAACGACGCACCGCGCCCGAAAAGTTTGCGGTTGATTTCCTGCTCTATGCCGACGCAGAGCGGCAGAATCGTATGCTTCGAGTAGCCTACGTCCATTTCCGCAATGCCCGTGCCCCACGTCGTTTGCCGCTCCGTGTCGCCGCCGAGGTGCGGCGGCACGCCGTAGATTCCATAAATTTCCGCGCGCGTGAGCTTCTGCCCTTCGAGTAGCTGCGCGTCCTGTAGCGGCATGGTGAACGTGTGCAGCTTCGCGCCCTGTTCGAGCACTAGAACTTTGAAAGCGTTTTCCGTGCTCGAAAATTCCTTGCTGATCGAAAGCGCTAGGTTCTTCTGCGCCGCCTCGTTCATGCGCCCGGGCGTTTCGAGAATCGCCCCGGGCTTCGCGCCGTTGCGGAAAAACGCGCTCGTAAACTTGTCCATGGCTTTCGCCTTGGCGAGCGTGTCCGCCATGTAGCGAACGACGGAGAGCCCTTTCAAGCCGTCATAGCCGAGCCCGGGAAAATGCAGAATGTCCTCCGCCGCGAAATACTCGCGGCCCGCCACCGACTGCACGGCGTACACCTGTTCGTTCGGCAGCGCCCAGCGCCCGCGCTGCTCGTCGCCGAGCCAGATTTTTTCCTTTGCGCCTACGCGGAAGGGCTCCACCTCCCACGGCATAAGCGGGTAGATCGCGTCCGCGCGCCCGTTCTCAAGCCATGCAATGCGGTTGTACGAGTTGCCCCAGAGCAAGCGCTGCGCAATCACAGTCGTAAGCCATAGGCTCGTAGTGTGATACTCGCTCGGCGAGTCGTGCAGGAGCGGAAAGGCCCAGTGCTTCGTAGCGAACTCGCGCCCCGTGTCCGTGCGCTGCATGACGTGCAGCGGCAGCGAGGACATAGTCCCCGAGATAATCCGCACAGCGGTATAGACGGCGCTAATCGTTAGCGCGCGGTCCTCCGTGATCGTCGCGCCGCTGCCCGCCGACTCCGCCTGCCACGAGCCGAGCAGGGACGTGAGCCAATTTCCCGAGCGAGGCTCGCCGCGCGGAGCGCGCGAAATGTCGAAGCCGAAAATTCGCATAGGGTCTTGTCCTGGTTGAACTCAGAGAACGACTACGCCGCGCTTCTCGTAGACGCTGTCCTCGACTTGAACGAGCGTCTGCGAGGCGACGCCTACTGCCATTGCGAGCGCCTGCATGCCGTCTATGCGCCCCGTCGCCTTGCTCTTGTCTAGCTTGCGGTTCTCCGCAGGGTCTTTCACGACGACGGCATTTGCCGCGCACATGGTTAGCACGGGGTGCGCGCCATGCGCGAGCTTCCCTGCGAGTAGCAACGCTTCGAGCGCGCGCAGCGCTGGCGACATTGAGACGAAGCCCTGCCCGAACTCGACGAACTTTAGAAGCTCCTCGGGCGCGAAGCCCGCGCGCTCAAGCCACGGCTTCAGAAATTTCATGTTGTAGCGGTCGAACGCGAGTGCCTGCACGTCGCAGCGCGTGAACATATCGCGCAGGTATTGCGCGACGAACTCGTACTCAATCGCCGCCCCGGGCGTCGTGTGCAAGTAGCCTTGTTGCTGCCACAAGTCCCACGGCACGCGGTCAACCCTCGACTTCTCCGCGAGCCCTGTTTCGGGTAGCCAGAAATCCGAGAGCACTTGCCAGCGCGCCGCCTCGCCTTCGCCCTCTCCTGGTAGAACCCAGACGCACGCCGTCAAGTCTGAGACGCTCGACAAGTCGAGCCCGCCGAAGATCGCGCAGCCGTCGAGCTTGCGCGGCGGCTCGCCCGTGTTGCGCAGCCATACGTCGCGCGAAATGAACGGATTGCGCGCCTCTACTCGCTGGTTGAGAACGAGGTTGCGG